CGACAAAACATGCTGAAATATGCTAAAGATATAAAAAGCGGCCATGATGACTATAAATAAAACACACTTAACATTCTATTATGCAGTTAATAGATATATAGATCATTTAGAAGGTAAAGACCCTTGGAAATTTTAAAGCACATAATGTGCTAAAGCTACTATATATTAGTAGAGCTTATAAGGAGAACTTAAGTTATGGCATTTTGGGGAGATTGTGGTTTTAAAGCGGGCAGCGTAACAGAGCCAAAACGCGCATATAGATGGTTAATGCGTTTAAACGATATTGAAGAATGGATTATCAAAAAGACAACCAAGCCCGGGTTTGAAATCTCGGAAACTTCACATCAATTTTTGAACCATACATTCTATTATCCCGGTCGCGTCGAGTGGCAGACAATTGATGTAACGTTGGTTGATCCCACCAATCCAGATACAACCGGTATTTTGGCGAATATTGTTCAGAAAAGTGGTTATCATGTGCCAAACACAGAAAACCCTGATACTTGGATGAGTTTATCTAAGAACTCGTCTGTTGACGCTTTGAATAAGGTGGTAATTGAACAAATTAACGCCCTTGGCCAAGCTGTTGAAACGTGGTCTTTGCATAACGCTTGGGTTAAATCTATTAAATTTGGCGATTTAGATTATTCTTCTGACGATATGACAGAAATTACCTTAACTTTACGTTACGATTGGGCTAAACTAAGGGTAGAGAATGAACCAAAGTACGGCTTTAAAGACGTCTTTGCCGAAGACGTCGACGTCTTCGAGCTAGCTGGAGGCTCATCAGAAGGTTTCGGCAAAGACAAGCGCACCGTCGCGAAAGGCGTCGAATCGCAAATCAAATAATAACCCAAGAGGTATAAATGTCAAGAAACAACAAGAGTCGTATGGCCGAAATGGCTGAGACTCACACTCCTATGGATAACGATCCACCCCAAACAGCAAACCTATTAGATTTTATTGTTCCTAAAGAATTGGTAGACTTACCATCTAGGGGACAATTCTATCCAACAGGCCACCCGTTACATAACTGCGAACATGTAGAAGTCAGACACATGACAACGAAGGACGAAGATATTATTACGTCTAGGAGTCTGCTACAAAAAGGCGTGGCAATTCCAAGACTAATTGAAGGCGTTCTTGAGACTCCTGTACGATATGGAGATCTTTTATCCGGCGATAAGAACATGATTTTGGTCAGCACACGTATTTTTGCCTATGGTGCAGATTATAAAACCCGAGTGCAATGTCCGATTTGCACTCAGCACACAGAATATGAATTCGATTTACGTTCATTAGATGTATATGAAGGTAACGTAGAAACTTATGATCGAACCAATGATGGAACGTTTTTGGTGCAATTAGAAAAGACTGGCTTAACAGCCGAAATTAAACTTCTAACAGCCGGTGACGAAGAAAGACTACTTAAGAACGGAGAGCACAAAAAGAAGAAAGGTCTGCCAGAGACTAGCCGCACCGATCAACTTAAGGCTGTCATTGTTTCTTTAGACAGTGTAACAGATAGGGGTCAGATCAATCAAGCGATTGTCAATCTACCAGCAACAGACGCCAGACAACTACTAGCGGCTTATAAAGAAATTGCGCCAGACCTTGATATGTCGCACCACTTTGAATGTCCGAACTGTTATAATGGCGCGGAACTGGAGGTTCCGGTCACTGCCGAGTTTTTTTGGCCTAAGCGATAAATATAGCGAAGTTGCGTACAAACAGATATTCCAGCTAAAATACCATTTGGGAGTGTCTATAACAGAGGCATACAATCTACCAATTGGCCTTAGAAGCTGGTTCATTGAGCAGTTGAATGAACAGTTTGAGAGAGAAAAAGAAGCGCACGAAAAAGCTAAAAGAAAGAGTTAGTTAAAAGGGTGGCCGGTTATTATGACTGGCCATTTTTTTATCTAAATTGCTAATTATAGTACGCGCGAGGGAAAAACATGGAAAACACAATTGTTGTTGATTTAAGTGTAGAAACAATGAATGAAAGCTGGCTGACAATGTTTGGCTCGGCCATTAAATATATGTTGAATCGTATGTTTGGTAAAATGCCGTCCGACAGTCAAATTGCAGATATAAAAAAGGCATTCTTAAAAGAGTCTCAAGAATCTAATATTATAATTAAAGGCACACAAGCACAGATTGATCAATTAATTCAGACCTTGGCTAAAGAAAAAAACTATATGGTCCATTATATGGAACATGGCCTTTCCGACGACAGAACCCGCGAAGCAAAACAAGAACTTTATACAGCAATTGCAGAATTTGAAAAGGCTACCAACCTTATTTGGCCCTTGAAGTAATAAGATATGGCAGATGATATCCCGGGAATTGATAATGTGAAACTAGCTGAAACACTGAGGCTTTATAAAGAGTTAACAGGCGTTTCAGATGATGCATTAGCTAATATTAAGGAACAATTAGGTCTAATGCTTAAGCAGCAGGAAGCCGCTGGGATGATTACCAACAGTTCTGAACGACGTATAGCTGCGGAAAAAGAACAATTTGCATTTTTGCAAGGTGCTATTAAAGACTACACTACTAGTATAGCTGCAGCCGAGCAACAACTCCGTACTGCGAACGATTTACTGCTTAAGCACACTACAGATTACGCCGATATGATCTCTTTGGTAGATTCTAGTGGGAAGGATCAGGTCGAACAACTAAAGGAAAAGGTCCGTGGAGGCGTAGAACTGACAGACAGCGAGAAAGCTAAAGTAAAAATTATAACTGAATACGAGGCTGCGCAAAAAACGATCATCGAGGGTACCGCTAAGCTTAAAAAGGCTGAAGATGACCACCTTAAAGCTCTTAAAGAATCTGTACGCCACGCTAAAAAGATGCGAGAAGAACTTCGTTTTAATGCAGTTGAAGAAGTTGTCAGCAAGATAGCCAGTCAGTTTTTCGGTATTAAACAAGACACATCAGAACTTGGTAAATATTTAGCTAAATTTAATATTGCTGGATTCAAGGATTTTAAGGATGCCTTTTCCTTCAAGGGCATTAAAAATGCCTTCAAGGGCTTCAAAAAGGGTCTTTTAGATTTGGGTAATGTGTTTAAAAAGGTTTTTGCACCACAAAATGTGGGGTTGTCTTTTATTTGGAAAGTATTAGAATCTACCGTCATATCTTTACAAGATGTTGATAAAGCTTGGGCAAACTTGGCTAAAACAACAGGTAATGTTGAACGCTATCGCGATATGGTTGTCACCACACACTTCGCTAATATTAAATTAGGAAATTCGTTTGAAGAAGTGTCTGAACAAATTGGAACACTGCACACAGGTTTATCAGATTTTAGCGAAATGGCAGAGCCTCAACAAGAAATGCTTTTGGATACATCTTTAGTGTTTAAGGGTTTGGGTGTAGACGCATCAGCATTTAACCAAGCTTATACTGATATTACTAAATCAGCAGGAATGTCAGAGCAAGCCTTGATTGATATGACATCTGCCGCCATGAATCTAGATTTAGATCCAGCGCATGCAATAAAAGCACTTAACGAAAATTCAGAATTGTTTTATCAATATTCTGGTCCCAAGATGATCGAAGAATATACTAAATTAGCCGCAGCATCTAAAAATCTAGGCATCGATATGGGTACGCTAGGGAAAGCTATGGGCCAATTTGATACGTTTGAAGGTGCTGCCAACTCGGTTGGTCGCTTAAACGCAATGTTACGCGGTCCTTACTTTAACACTTTAGAAATGTTGCGTGCAACAGAAGCCGACCGCGTTGAGTTATTACAACGCGGATTACATGAATCTGGTCTTTCGTGGGACACGGCAAATCGTTACCAACAAAGGTATATTGCAGAACAAGCCGGATTAAGTGTTCTAGATATGGGCAAAATAATTCGTGGAGAAGACACGTATGAGGGGTTGATTAATAAACAACAAAGCTTTAACGGTACTTTGGAAGAACTGAAAGGAATTGCTACAAAAGGTGTTACTGCGTTTAAAAAGTTTACTAAAGTAATTTCGCTTTTTGCCGTACTGTTGCAGCCACTTACGAAATTTTTGATTTGGCTTTCTGAGTCAATTCTAGAGAGTGTTGCGCTCACGCGGATATTTACGGCGGCCGTAGTGGCCCTCGTGTTCGCGTTCAATCCTGTAGTTGGAATCATAATGGCGGTAGCTCAGGCTTTTGCTTGGCTAAGTGATCTGTACCACCAAAGAAATTCACCTCCGTTCTGGCAACTGCCAGCCGCAATGGGCGAAAACATGACAATCCTAGGAGACGCCGCGAGCAGGGTGGCGGGGCTTTTAAACGCGATTGTTGTTCCGGTATTTTCTGCCATTTACGATGTTTTTCACTGGGTGTGGGAGAAACTTTCTAAATTATCTGCATTTGATTGGATCGGACTCGGCGGCGCAGTTGTCGGTTTAGGTACTGCATTTCATGTCCTCAGAGCAGCGGTAGTCGGCTTTCCATTGGGTTTCCTCGGCGCGCTTCGGCTCAGCTTTAGCACTTTAGGCGGTGTTCTTAAACTTCCATATACCATGGTAACCAGCTTGGGCGCTGCCCTTGGTACTCTAGCAATGAAAATACCCTTTGTCAGTAGCGCGATGACGGCGTTCGCCGCCAGACGCGCGGCGGAGACCCCGGTGGTGGCAGCGAGCGGCGCAGCCATGTCTGTCTGGGCTAAAAATATATTTGCAGTCGGTATAGGTATCGGCGCTGCGGCAGCCGGTTTGGCTTATTTCGCTAGTGTTATGAAAACTTTAGAAGCAACTGACTTTGGGGCGATTGTTTTCGGTTTGGCTATTTTTGGCGTTGCAATTTTCAGATTATTGGCCTTCCTCGCAACGGCAAGCAGTGCGGCAGCGACAGCTGCGCCGGCGCTACTGCCTATAGCTGGAATAATTCTTGCGTTAGGTGCAGCTTTTGCTCTTGCTGGATTGGGTATTTGGGCCATGGGTCAGGGAATGGTATTGCTTGCTGAAGCTGGCGTCGAAGCACTTGCACCTTTAGCAGCTTTGACCGCTTTCATTCTAACCACAGCATCTTCAGGTCTGGGATTGTTGTTATCAGCCGCAGCCCTAGTCGGGATTGCCATTGGCCTGGGTCTTATCGCTGCAGCTTTAGCAATTACAGATGAAGACGCGCTATCATCTTTAGCTAGAATGATGGATGGTTTGTCAAAAATTGGGTCAGAACACGCTTCTTTGGTGGCTGGCTTAGCTTATATGGCGGGAGCCTTGGAAGAAGTAGACGAAGATGAAATTGACGCATTAACCAAATTGTTTGCCAAATTGGATGGTTTACAAATTAACATAACCGGACTGGATTCGGTGGTCAGTTTGGCAACGTCTGGTATTTCATATGAATTATTTATGATTGCTCAAGCCCTCGGAGCTATAGCTGGCGCAGGCTTCTTCTTAAATTTTGGAGCAGTCGGAGCTATTGAAGATATAACCGAAGCATTACAAGAGGTTCCAACAGAAAAAGCTGTAGCATTAGCTTCTGTTTTAGAACATACAGCCATTGCAGCCAGCGCTCAGGTCGACACCGGAGCATTGGCGAAGGATATGGAAAAAATCGCCAGCGTTAGTTCAAATGTCGCTCTTTCATTAATCGATGCAAGAAAAAAAGAGAAAAAGCAAGAGGGCGTATTAATTACTGATAAGTTAGTAGTTAATCTCGGCGGTGGTAAAACGTTTGAAAAGCGCGTCGTAGATATTGTAAACAAGAAGATTAGTCCGAGGAGAACATAAATGGCAAACAAGAATGATGTAACAGAAGAGTTAAAAAAGGCCTATCCTTTTATAATCAAACACTACCCTTCAGGTAAGACTCTTATTTTCAAGGCATTCCTGAAAGATTTTTCTGATTCTCATAAAAGCGGGTGGTCAGCCGACACCAACGCTTATAGTGTAGGCCCGACAACTATAGCCCAAAAAAGTGTAACCAGATCAATCACCGTCGCCCTAGACATACCAGCCTTTGACGTAGCAGAAGCAAGAGAAAATCTAAAGAATATGCACTATTTAGCCAAGTTTATGTATCCCACCATTCGAAACGGACGAATCTGGACTTCAACCTTTATGGGTGTAAAGTTTGCAAACTGGATTAATTACTCAAAAGGCTTAATTGGTAAAGCCCTTGGCGGCGGAGGTACCGACGACGGATTTTTACCAGTTTATGTAGAAGATTTTACATTTAAACCGAACATGGAAGTAGGTCATTTTATTGAGTCAAGCACCACCGCCGCCGTAGATGCTATGATTTACCCCAAGTTGATCGAATTGTCTCTTACATTTAATGTTGCCGCACTTAACGCCCCAGCGACATCTTTTTTTCAAGACGAAGAAGCTTCTTCGTCGACGAAGAAGCCTTCTTCGCCAGACGAAGAAGACTCTAAAGGATATTGGCGAAATCCTGGGTATCCTTATTTTGCTGCCGAACCCGGCGCAACCGTTGAACAATTGGTTAGAAAAGGTTCTGAGTTAGCTGATACGGTTGTACGAAATCTTTCTAATGCTGCTGACGTATTGAAAACCCAAGCCTTCATCAATAAGAGTTTAGACATAGATGAATTTTTTAAAGCGAAGAAAACGACCGGCGGGCTGCGGGCCATGCCTCGGGAATCAAAACCAGCAACATCAATCGATTACGCCGAGCTGGCACGCCTCTTATTTAAGGATAGATAATAATGCCATCAAGATATGAATCAAAAACAGTAGTATTTAATTCGACTGAACAGTATAGTACTGTTCTGGAAGAAAAACGATTAAAGTTTATTAATCAGTATCCAACTCCACAGATGAACTTTGTGACTGCCGCTCAAACAAGAGATTTAAACATCCGAGCTCACATATGGAAATTGGGTGACAAATTTTATAAACTAGCAGATAAACATTATGCCAACCCAGAATATTGGTGGATTATTGCATGGTTTAATCAAACTCCTACTGAATTTCATGTAGCCTTTGGTGATATAATCAAAGTACCACACCCACTAGAAAGAGTGCTGCAGATATATGAGGTTTAATCTATGAATCCGCTCGGATTGAAACCGGCTGCGAAGTCGACGGCCCGCCGAATGCGCACAGATCGTCCGGCAGGTCCGCGCCGACACGAATGGTCATCTCGCCGGTGAGCTTCTCCCCACAAGTCGTACTGAACAAGCGAACCTCCAGCGGCGCAAAGTTGGACGAGAACAGCGCGGCGCGCCAGGCGCAAGAAAAGCTCCACGCCGCCACGCGCGCAGTTGCGGCCCGCAAAGTTAAAAGAATTTTCGAACTTAACGCCGACGCGCAAAGCTATTTAATTCAATTTATCGATGAAATATACCCGAAACTGTTGAAATCTAAACGTTACTATGGTGGAGCACAAACTACGTCGTCAGGTGGAGACAAATTTCAACCACAAAAAGACGCAAAAGGTATCAGCGGCACCAGAAAATCTACGTTAGGGACAGATCCCAATCAAACTGTCACCAAAACCGCAGATATAGTTGCCGACCCTAAGAAAGCAAATCAAGAAAGATTCAATTTTAGACATATTACTGCGCTGACATATGATGATCCAGCAAAAGCCTTAAGCAAAATGTTCAGAATGAGGGGAGCGTCATTTTGGACAGATGAATTTCCAGAAAACCAGCAAGTCCGAATGTTTATCCGTCCTAATGTACAGCTTTATAAAGTCTATCACAAGATTTCTGGTGATAGATTTGTGGTTGAAATACCGTTGGGTGATGTATTAATTAAAAACAATAGCAAAACCGTTGTCGGAAAAGGCCCTACCGCGAGCAATTTCGAAGATATATTATCGCAAAGTGGTGTTCATACAAAGGTTGGCTTGGAAGACTTCAATATTAAAATGCTTGGTAAAGATGAAGCTACGGCAGACAGCATTTTAGAAAGTTCCATGACGTTGGTTTTCCCATCTGTTGACGCGTTTGTTTCGAATTTTGAAGTAACCCATAACGGCGACAAGTTCGTGTTTACGTATGCAGATTTAATACGACAAGTATCTAAATTTAGTACAAAAGAAACTGCTGGCGCACAACTAATCGAAAGAGGCGATGTTGTCAACATTAACGAAGCGCCGATTAATTGGGATCAGGTTTGCGCCAAAAGAGAAAAAGGAATAAAAGAAGGAACAGCTTCAGACCATCAAGTTAAAAATCCACTTTTCTATACAATCATGGCACAGGTTGGTTATGCCTTTGATCATATAGGTGCAAGGAACGCCGGAATTTCAGAAAAAGAGATTAATAAAACTCAAAGCGCCGTAATTCATAATAAATATACCATGCTCTTGCAACTCAAAGGATATGAGATCAACGTTAATAAATCCGATGGCAAATTAACTGTTAATCTAGAATATGTTACACCACTTGAATCGATTTTATCTTCAGTACAAGCCAATATGTTTAGTGTATTCAACTTAGAAAACCCCAATCAATATTTAGGTTTGTTGGCTCAAGAAAGAGCTGCGGGCCGGCACGCAAAGACCACAGCCGAGCATGCTGCAGAAGTAAAAAAGGCGAACCCGTCGCCAGATCCAGATCCTGCTAAGACCCCAGAAAAAACAAAAGAAGACAAACAAGCCTCAGCAGCCAAAGAAGAACATACAAAAGCCAGCGGCGCTGTAGACACCTTCCGTCGATTTATGGCTGGTAAATTTTATGATAGCTTTTTTAGACAATTGTATGGTGACAAGCGTGTATATGAAGCGATTTTTGGATATGAAGCTGGTGGTATTTATAAGGGTGACGTATCGATAGGTAACGTTGAAACAAACTTTCACATTCCGACACAAGGTGTAACCTTTAAATCGGCAGGCGTTGTATCCGGCATCGATGGTTATAATCGAATTTCTCCCAATAGAGGCGCTTTGGTCAGCAACGAGAGGCTAAAAGCGTTAACGGAACAAAATAATCAAGGAAGGACTGATATTTTAACCGTCACGGCAACCGGTGGCACAAAAGTACTGGCTGGCAGTAATGAGTACAGTGTATATTTTACAACAGTGGGAGATATTATTGATACAGCCGTAATGTTAACTGAAAGAAACGGCGAGTATCTTAAGGAACAAAAAGTTAGAATTCTTTTGGGGCCTATGTCTGGTATTCTTCACCTGAAGGGAAAATCTGGTGATGGCACATTAAATTTGGATCAACTTATTTTGAGTTTAGCAGACATTCCAGTATCGATCCAATCCTTGCAAGCCTTTTGGATTAAACACCTTGTTGCAACCGGAAAACGTACGGCGTATACCTTACAACAATTTATCGAGGACTTGTTTGATACATTTTTACACAACCTTTTGAATAAGGCTCATAGAAATTTGTTGGGCGGACTATCGTTGGCTAGAGTGAAATTAGATGTATTGTATTTTAATGCAACAGGAAACTCGGATGGCACTTCGAAGATAAAGCCCGGGTATTTTGACATCAACTCTTTGCCGTCCGGTGTAGAAAAATCGAATGAGCTAGATTTAATTAATCTCAATAATACTAGCAACATTTGGTCTTATTATATTTTGCGAGTTGCGAATCCTTTCCCACACTTTTTAGATGATAGTACCGACAAGCTTGTCGAACAAAAGAATGCGGATAATGGTATTTACACTTTAAGGTTTGGCGAATCAAACTCGATTGTAAAAGATATGTCATTTGCAAGGGACACGGCATCCGGGTTACGCGAGGCTCGTATTCTGGAAGAGGGCGACGATCAAGCAGGCTTCATGCAAGAAAAGTATGATGCCACAATTAAAATGTATGGCAACGCCTTGTTCAGACCGGGTATGTATGTTAAAATAGATCCAAGAGGCGAGGTGACTGGTATTAATAAGCCGCACTTCCTTTCTCGTGTTTTAGGTATTGGTGGATTTTATGTAATTCATTCGGTTGATCATACTTTGTTTTCTGGTGGTGAACCAACGTTTGAAACAGAGATTAAGGCAATCAGAGAATACGATGGCTGCAATGCCAAGGAACAAGCCAAGCTATTGACTCCGCTTGAAGCGCGACCGTACGAAGCTACTAAGGCCGCAGAGATTGGGGAGGGCGACGGCATCTTCGACTCGATGCGGGCCTCGATGAGCCCCGCCCAGCTCGACGCCTGGATCGAAAACGAAATCGCCGCGCTTGAGGCTGACCGCCGCCGCGAACGACATACTGCATATGAAAAGCAAAGTGCTAAAAAGAAAAAATGAGTATATTTGACAACATACCAGAAGCTAATAACGCAACCAATTTGGTTGACACTTTCCCAGAAAGGTACACATATGCATTAGATGGTTTCCCTATAATTGATGGAGTGCCGCAACCAATAGATTTTTGGCAGCCGGTACATTTTATGTATGCCCGAGTCGATGCCGAAGGCCGAGCGACAATACCAAAAGATGAGTTGATTGGGTTTGTTGGTGATTCTGAAATATTAATGTTTGACTTTGTTGCTAAAGCTTTTTCTGATTTACAAGAATTTGTGCTTAGAAAACAAAAACAGTCAAAACTACCAATAAATAATCGATTTAAGTTAACCGCAACAAAGAGTTATCAACCACACGAAGAAGAATATGCTGGGCGGCAATGGTCACACTTTAAGACATTTTTAATCAGATATCTAGACGGCAGCAACCTACGAACAATTACAACTTACGATCAATTTGAAGCCCTTTTCAAAAAATATGTTACTCACGATCAACTTGATTCTGCGTTGACAGAGACAGACTATGTATTGACAGCAGATTATAACATAATGTCAACCGGCTTGGCCATTGATGTTTATGATGGTGATCCAACTTTAGATTTTCTCAAGTTCAAACTGTATCTTGAAGACCTAACCTTCGTAGACTTTCAGCATGTAGCGGCACTGTTCGGTTTTTTGGTTGATCGTAATAACCCATGGAAATTGGTAGCGAACGTGACTCACCCGACAATGCTGGAATATGCTGGAGTTGAGAATTTAGATGAATTCTTTGAAACATATTACACAGTTGTCTCCAATCGTGAATTAAATAACACCAAAACAATGATGAATGAATTCTACAAGCTTTTTGTTGAAATGTATCCATTTGTCATATCAACGAAAACTGGCGGAAACTCAGCCACCGACCTAGAAGCACTGGTCAATAAAAAAGAAAGAACAACAACAATTCCAGCCTATCCAGACGAGCACTGGCTGGAACTCTTTCTTTATTTCAAAATAGCAGAAAAAGGAAGAAAAAGAAAAGACTTGACAAAAGAGTTAAGGACTGCTATGATGTTAAATAGGAAGTATGGAATCAACCAAAGCTTACAGTACATCAACAAACTATAGTGTATTTTCAAACATTAGATAACAAAAATGGATGCGTTGGGCTTTGCGTTAATGGGTCGTTGTTTTTCGACAAGTTCCCCAAAAAGTGCCATCTATTCACTCACACATGGGATTACGCACAGTTCCTTGAAGACAGAACAGACATTGAATATGCCCAGCTTTATGTTGGCGGAAAGAAATTAAAAGAAATCTGCCCAAAGGCTCTACAACAAAAATGGGAAAAAGTCCATACCAAGCTTCGCGCATTCGCCCGGGCTAGCTTAGAAGCGCAACTGGACCTTCGTGAGCATTGCTTCTATATGTTGGTACCAACCTCATTTCTGATTGAGTACTGTGAAATCAAAGAACAAATTTGCACGTATGTATTTTCGAAATATGAACGGCCAAAAAACTATGATTTCTTAGTAAAAGTACAAAAACTCATATCTGATATTAGATATAGGCCTTTAAATTTGTCGGCCACAAAAATGAACAAATTTAAGTTTGAATCTCAAACACGTCAATTTATGAAGAAGGTCAAAGGCACTAATAATTATATTGATTATAATCCATGGTCTGTTAAAACCGGAAGATTAAGCACTAATTCTGGGTCATTCCCGGCGCTTACTTTTGATAAACGAGCACGCTCTATATTAGAACCTACAAATGATGTATTTATGGAATTAGATTATAATGCGGCCGAACTTCGGATTTTTTTAGCCTTGCTTGGTAAAACTAGACCCGAAGGCGATATGTATAAATGGTTGGCTGATGAATTAAAACTGGATACGCGAGAAGAAGCTAAGGCTGCAGTACTGCCATGGTTTTATTCACCAGAAAAATCTAATCGCATACTCGATAATATTTTTGATCGCAGCATGTTAACCAAACATTATTGGGATGGTACTACCGTACATACAATATTTGAACGTGAGGTACAAGATGTAGATCAACATCACGCGTTAAATTATATTGTACAATCAACAGCAGCAGATATTGTTTTAGAACAAGCCAATGATTTACGAGAGTTTTTAAAAGACAAAAAATCTTTTATTACAATGCTTATGCACGATTCTGTTATTATTGATTTAGCCAAAGAAGACCGTGAACATTTATTAGCGCTGAAAGAAATGTTCGAAATGACAAGGTTAGGTAATATAAAAACAACGGTAAGTATGGGAAAAGATTATGGCCAAATGGAAAAAATAACAATATGATTGATACAGTTATAGGTTTAGGTCAAGCAGGTTGCGCGATTGCAGAGAAATTTAAAGAATTCCCGCAATATACGTGTATCACAATAGATTCAGAAGGTTCGCCTGATTATAAGATTACACGAAGAAAAGCTGTTGAACTTTATGAAGAAAAGACCCCAAAATTAATCGGCTTGGCAAAGAAAACTACTCAAGATATTCTTTTTATTACCAGCGCGGGAACTATTTCGGGCGCAGCACTCAAGATTTTGCAACAGTTGCATACGGCTAAAAAGAACATTAATGTATTATATATTAAACCCGAATTACATGAACTTTTAGGAACTAAAAAGCTACAAGAAAACATGGTGTTTAATGTGTTTCAAGAATACGCGCGATCTTCTGTATTCAAAACTCTTTTTTTAGTTGACAATGCTGTACTTTCTGGTATAATAGGTAATGTGTCGTTGAAAAAATACCGAAACACAATGAATGATATGATTGTTAATACGATTCATATGGTTAATGTTTTCTCACATACTGAGCCTTTATTACAATTAAACTTAGATAAACCTGAGACAGCAAACATTGGAACGTTTGGAGTTTCCCAGCTAGAAAATAATAATATTCATTTATTTTTTAAGCTTGACAGTACGCGGCAGCATGTGGTATACTATGGTATACCCGAATCGAAAATTGAAACAGATACTTTACTAATGAGTCAAATTAAGAAACAAGCCGCAGCTTATAATAATGTTAGCTATCGGGTATATTCGACTCAATATGATGAAGTAGTAGCTTATTGTTTAGCATATGCTACGGCAATACAAAAGAATAATACGGGGCTTAAAAAAGTCCTGACCAAGTGATATACTGGATATAGCTAGGTGAGAGATTTGTTGCCTAGACTTTAACTTTAAGGAGAAAAAAAATGGCAGTTAATATGGACAGAATCCGCGCTCGTTATCAAGCGCTAAACTCAAAGGGTGGGGGTTCCAATTATTGGAAGCCCAAGGATGGCGAAACAGACATTCGTATTCTTCCGCCTCCCGGCGAAGATCCGTTTGTTGATTTCTTCCTTCATTATAATGTAGGTAATACCCCGGGTTTCCTATGTCCAAAGCGTAATTTTGGCGAGGATTGCCCTGTGTGCAACTTCGCGAATTCGCTTTATAATGAGGGTGACGAAGATAGCACGAAGCTAGCAAAACAGCTTTTCCCGCGTGAGCGTTTATACACCGCAGTACTAGTTCGCGGTGAAGAGAACGCCGGTCCCAAGATTTGGAGTTTCGGAAAGACAGCATACGAACGTATGATTGAGCTTTTCCTTAACAAAGATTATGGGGATTTGACCGACGCCGAGTCTGGTACCGACCTTACTATTAAGTATGGAAAGGCCCCGGGCATGCGTTTCCCGTCAACGGTTATTACGCCTCGTCGTCGTACTTCAAACATGTTGTCGGACATGAAACAGGCTAAGGCAGTTTTGGAGGCATATCCAGACCTCAATGCTATCCACCAGAAGAAGACTTCTAACGAAGTACGCGTTATTCTAGAATCATTTCTAGAGGGCGATGCTGCAGCAGAAAACAACTCTTCGGAGACTACGCAATATGGTAAGAGTGCAGAAGATGTTCTTACTGCGAAGCTAGACCAACTAGCCGAGTAAGCCATTGAGGCCCGCATAGTCTTTATGGTTACGCGGGCTTTTCATTATGATTGGCAAATTAGTCAAAGTTATTCCAGTACGTAAAATGCTACCTAGACATTCTGATAGCAAACAAAGCTTTTTAGATCTAATAAGTGAGCCGGTAGAATAATATTTTGTTTTACTGCGTGGTATAAATTTTGATCCGGATAAGTCTGGAGAACAGCTATTGCCCAACCCGTGCGTGGTGATCGGCGAGGGCATAACCATCAATATGGCCCATGATTATTACAACCTCAAAACTTTTGCCGGTATTGTAATAGATAAAACAACACTTCACAAAATAGGATTTCCAGAGAGAATTGTTCATATTGTATACAGTCCTTCTCATAGGAAATATTTTTATATAGATAGAGAAAATTTGGAGATATTAATAAGTGGCAAAGAAAAAGAATAAATTAGGCAAATTAGATTTAGCTGCAATGAAAGACTTAGTTAATACTGTAGCCGGTGTAAAGGTGGCTCACGATTTAACACAAGAAAATCCAACAGAAGTTGTGGATTGGATTCCAACTGGTTCACGGTGGTTAGACTCGATTATTTGTCGAGGACAAATTGCTGGAATTCCAATTGGCAGAATTTCAGAACTAGCTGGATTGCAAAGTACCGGTAAATCTTATATGGCTGCGCAAATTGCAGCCGAAGCTCAAAAGAAAGATATCTTTGTAATTTATTTTGACTCAGAATCTGCGATTGATCCTGAGTTCTTAACTAAGGCTGGTTGTGATTTATCTAAATTATTATACGTACAAGCTCGTTCTGTAGAGTTTGTATTAGAAACAATTGAAACAGTGATTGGCTCTAGCGAAGGCCGGGTTCTATTTATTCTAGATTCATTAGCATTTACACCCGCTATATCTGATTTAGAGGGTGATTATGACCCGAATTCTACGGTGGCGGTAAAACCCCGTGTATTAGCTAAGGGTTTACAAAAGCTTTTATTACCCATTGCTAACGCTGAAGCGACATTTTTAGTTTTGAACCAACTTAAAACAAACATTGGCGTGAGAAACGCAAAATATGCTTCCGATAGTGAATTGTATAATACACCCGGTGGTAAAGCTCTAAATTATGCATATTCTTTACGTGTCTGGTTGACCGGTAGAACCGCTAAGGCTAGTTTCGTTGAGGACGATAAAGGCTTTAGAGTTGGTTCAACAGTAAAAGCGAGATTAGAAAAATCGCGGTTTGGTTCACAATATCGACGCTGTTTCTTTCAAATTCTTTGGGGTGACGAAGTAGGCATCATGGATGAAGAATCGTGGCTTGAAGCAATTTCAACATCAGAATTTCTTGACACCGGTGCATGGAATGTGTTAAAATGGGAAGATGGTAGAGAGTCAAAGAAATTCCGCAAAACAGAATTTGTAGACATGCTTAAAGACGAAGACTTTAAAGTTCGGGTGCTTGAGCTAATGGACGAAGAAGTTGTGCTTAAGTTCCACAAAC